TAGGCGCGGCTTTTTTTTTGGAGAAACAAAATGGGTTCCCTCAATATGCAAGAGCTGCAAGCGCTGGTGAAAAGCGCGCTTGCCGCCGATATGGGCGTGCCGCTCAACAAGGCGAACACGGTTAGCACGGCAACCGGGCTGGTGTCGTATGACCTGCAAGCGCCCGCGAAAAACCTGTACCCGGTTCTCACGCCGATCCGCAACAGCTTGCCCCGCGTGCAGGGCCGGGGCGACACGGCGACGCGCTGGAAAGTGATTCGCGCGATTCAAGGCTCGGGCCTCGACTCGATCGGCTTCGTGCCCGAAGGTCAGCGCGCCGGGCGCATGAGCTATACCGCCGTCAACGCGCTCGCGTCGTATGCGACGATGGGCGAAGAAGAAAGTGTGACGTTCGAGGCTGAATCGGCCGGCCGCGAGTTCGAGGACGTGCGCGCGACCGCAGCGATTCGCCTGCTGCAAAAAATGATGCTCAAGGAAGAGGACGCGCTGCTCGGCTCGAACATGTCGATTGCACTCGGCACGCCGGGCACCCCGACCGTTTCGAGCGCCAGCACGGGCGGCACGATCGGCGCAGCGACGTATAACGTCATCGTCGTCGCGCTCGCCTACACGGCGTACCGCATCGCGACTGTCTCGGCTTCGGGCGTGCCGACCTCGACGACCGTGAACGGCGCGGACGGCCAAACGTTCACGCTGAACTCGGGCGCGTCGAACAAGAGCGCGGCGGCAAGCTCGGGTGCGATCACCGGCACCACGAACACGATCAGCGCGACGGTTGCGCCGGTCACGGGTGCGATGGCCTATGCGTGGTACGTCGGCACCGCTGGCAACGAAACGTTGCAAGCAATCACGACGATCAACAGCGTTGCGCTTACGTCCCTCTCGACCGGCAACCAGAACGCGAGCGCGATCACGGCCGACACGTCGCAAAACGCGCTCGGCTTCGACGGTCTGCTGTCGTGGGCGCTGAACCCGGCGAACGGCGCGTATGTGAACACGTTCGGCACCGGCACGGCTGGCACCGGGTCTTTCATGACTGCATCCTCGCGCGGCTCGATCAACGAGATTGACACCGCGTTCCGCCGCATGTGGGATTTGTACCGCGTCTCGCCGACGGTCATCTACTGCAATGCGCAGGAGTATCAGAACATGCTGTCCAAGATTCTGAACTCGTCGAGCGGCCCGCTCCTGCGCTACTCGCGCGACGGCGCATCGCCCTACGCGATCTTTGCAGGCGGCAGCATCGAAGCCTACTTCAACCCGTTCGGCGCGAACGGCGGCTACAAGGTGCCGATTCTGATCCATCCGACGATCCCGCCCGGCACGATCCTGTTCTGGACGCAAGACCTGCCGATGCAATACCAGAACAACGAAGTGCCGCAAGTGGCCGAGGTGCATTTGCACCGCGACTACTATGAAATCGATTGGCCGCTCAAGACGCGCGCTTACGAAATGGGTGTGTACGCCGAAGAAGTGCTCGCGGTGTATGCCCCGTTCGCAATGGGCGTGCTGACGAACATCGGCAACGGTTGATCGCGCGAAGCACTGCGCCGCCTCACTCGGGGCGGCGCTTTTTTTTGCGGAGGGAATCATGGCAACGGTACGCATGAAGGCACCCGACTCGCTGCAATCGATTTCGATTGCGGGCGTCGTGCTCGAAATTAAGAAGGGCTTCGTCGAGGTTGATGAGGCATTCGTGGAAGAAGCGCAAGCGCACGGCTTGATGCTCAAAGACGACGCGGGCCTTAACGCGGCGTGGTCGGAGAAAGCCCCGGCACCGGACAAGACCGAGTAAGCGAGGTGTGACATGGCCGCAAACGATCTTACGACGCTGGCCGCTGTCAAAGCGTGGTGCAAAGTCACGACGACGAACGACGATGCGCTGCTGTCGAGCCTCATCACGGCGGCGAGCACGTACATGCAAACGTACTGTGATCGCGAGTTCGTGTCGCAGTCGTTCACCGAAGTCCGAGACGGCAAAGGCACGCGCGCCATGTCAGTCGCGCATTACCCGATTACTGCGGTCGAGTCGGTCATGATCGGCTCGCTGCACATCCTACCGGCCCCTGCGGTCGGCTCGCCGAACTGGCCCGGCGTCGGGTACGTGTTCAACGATACGAGCATCAAATTGCAGGGCTACACGTTTTGGGCCGGTGTCGCTAACGTGCAGCTCGTCTATACGGCCGGGTACACGACGATCCCCGCTGACCTCGCGCAGTGCTGTAACGAGCTGGTCGGCCTGCGGTATCGACAGCGCGACCACATCGGCCTGTCCGGCGCGGTCGGCGTCGATGGTCAGCACATTGTCTATGACGACTCGGCGCTGTCGCCTGCACAGCGCGTGCTGCTGTCGCAGTACAAAAAGCAGGTGCCGGTGTGATTTTCGATAGCGAGATTCGCGGCGATCAGGCTGTGATCGCCCACTTTCGCGCGATGCCCGACAAGCTGCGCGACGAGCTGCGCAAAGCGATCTATGACGACCTGATTAAGCTACAGCGACACGTCGCCACCGAGAAGCTGTCGAGCCAAGTATTGCGCCGGAAAACCGGCACGCTCGCGGCGTCGATCACGCCTTACATGGAGTTCGGCAACCCCGATGAAATTGTCGGCGTGATCGGCGCGAACACGCCGTATGCGCGGATTCTTGAGTACGGCGGGACGATCAACCATCCGGGCGGCACGGCCTACCTGATGGACAAAGGCGTGTCCACGTTCATCTCGAACAAGGCGGCGGCAGCGCTCGCGGAACGCTTGCCGCGCACGAAGCCGCACGCGATCCCGATCCCGGAACACTCGTATCTCCGCAGCTCGCTTGCCGACCTGCGGCAGACGATTCTAGACGACCTACAGCGCGCCGCTGCGCGTGCGATGAAGGGCTGACATGTCGATCCAGCGCGAACCCATCTACGCGGCTCTATTCGCGCTCGTACAGGCCGCAGTCGCACCGTATGCGGTGACGATCGGCCGACGCTTTCAGCTCGCGTCGCAAGTGCCGCCGAGCGAGCAGCCCGCCGTGTTTCAAGTGCAGAAAAGCGAGCGCATCGCGCACGAGCGGCGCGGCCTGCCGAAGAAATACCACCTGTTTGTCGATCTCGTCGTGTACGTGCAGGCGGGCGATAGCGCCGCGATTCCGGCGACCGCGATTAACGACATTCTCGACGCGATCGATAACGCGCTCGCGCCGACGCCCGGCGACCCGATGAATAACCAGACGCTCGGCGGGCTGGTTGAGCACGCGTGGATCGAAGGCGAAGCATTGATTGTTGAGGGCACTTTGCAGGATCAGTCGGTCGCAATCGTGCCCGTTCAGATGTACGTGACCGGCTGAAACCACCGCATCACATTTTACGGAGTAGACGCCATGCAAACCCTCTTTGGCGCGGGTGCACTGTGGGGCACGCCGCTTACTGATTCGCAGGGCAACGCTATCAGCAACCCGACGCCGGTTCGGTTCGGCGTGGCTCAAGAGATTTCGATCGATATCGATTTCTCGACGAAAGAGCTGTACGGCACCCTGCAATTTCCGGTTGCGATCGGGCGCGGCACGGCCAAGATCAGCGGGAACATCAAGAACGCGCAGATCAACGGCCGCGCGTGGGCTTCGCTGTTCTTCGGTCAGTCGCAGTCGAACGGCATCTTTGCCGACGTGCTCGACACGCTCGGCGAGCTGATCCCGGCGACTGGCCCCTACACGATCACGCCGACGCCGCCGAGTTCTGGCACGTGGGTAGCTGACCTTGGCGTGCTCGATACGAACGGCAACCCGATGCAAGTCGTCGCGACTTCGCCTGCCGCTGGTCAGTACACCGTCGCCGCTGGCGTGTACACGTTCGCCGCTGCGGATGAAGGCAAGAAAGTATTCATCAACTATCAATACACCGCGACGAGCACGACGGTTCAAAACCAGATCATCACGTCGCAGCCTTTGGGCTACACGCCGACGTTTTCGCTCGACGTGTTCCTGCCGTACAACGGCAGCAGCGTGACGGCGCACCTCTATAACGTCGTCGCCTCGAAGCTCGCGATCCAAACGAAGCTCGACGACTTTGTGATCCCGCAGATGGATTACAGCGCCTTCGCCGACGCGCAGAACCGCGTCATGCAGATCAGCACGACGCAATAACGCGTCGCTTTCTTACGGGGGCAAACATGGCTCTTATCGATGGTGTACCGGTCAAGCTCGGCGCGAATGAATACGTGATCCCGCCGCTGAACTTCAAACTGCTGCAAACGCTCGCCGAACCGCTCGCGGTCGTCAACAAAGGCGGTTCGTTCGTCTCTGATCCTGATACGCGGAACGCTTTCGTTGCGGTGATCACGGCATGCGTGCAGCGCAATTACCCCGAAGTCACGCAAGACATGATGCTCGACGCGCTCGACGTTTCGAATGCGCAGAGCGCCATGCTTGCGCTTCTCGGGGTGTCGGGCTTCGAGGCGAAGCGCGGCAGCGATAACGAGGGCACGCAGGTGGGGGAATCGGCTGGCACGGCATCTACAACGACTTAGCGCTGGCGTTCGGCTGGTCGTGGGAATACATCGATGACTGCATGACCGTGCCTCGATGGAACGCAATACAACGTGCGTGGAATGAAGCCCCGCCCCCGCACGTAATGCTCGCGGGCTTCTTCGGTTATCAACGGCGCAGCTCGAACGATCAATCGTCGATCATCGCAGCGCTTATGCAATCCCCGCCTGATGGAGTCTCCGTCAATGGACGAAATTAACGTCAAGGTCACTGCGGACACCAAACAGGCGACGAATGCTGAGGTCAACCTCGCCGATGTGACCGAAGAAACCACTAGCCGCATGGGCGCGTCGCTGGAAGCACTCAGCGCGCGCTCGCGTGCGGTCAGTGAGTCCGTGTCTGAGCACTTCCGGGAAATGGGCCGCTCTGCGAAAGAGTCGGCCGCGCAGGTCAACGAGAATCTGGAAAAGATCGAGGGGCGGCTTAACTCGATCACGAAATTCGCGCGCACGCTTGGCGAGGTTGCGATTGCAGGTGCTGTTGGCGATTGGGCCATCGAGCAAGTGAAGGCAATCGGCGAGTATGGCGAAGCCGTCGATAACGCATCGCAGAAAACCGGTATTGCAGCCGACGAGATTCAAAAGCTCGGCTACGTCGGCCGCGTCACGGGCCTGTCGTTCGACGACATGCAGCACGCCATGTTTCAGCTCGCGCGGCGCATGGCAGAGGCGCGCGGCGGCTCGAAAGAAGCAGCCGAAGCGCTCGCGCTCGTCGGCGTCAAAGGCGCAGACCTCAAGAATCTCAATCTCGATCAGGTCTATCAACGCATCGCGGCGACGTTCAAAGAGCACGCGGACGGCGCGAACAAAACCGCGCTTGCGATGGAGCTGATGGGCCGCAACGGTCAGCAGCTTATCCCGACGCTGAACAAAGGCGCTGAGGGCTTCGAGGAACTTGAAGAACACGCGAAGCGCGTCGGGTACGTGCTCGATGAGGAAACGATCGCCGCGATGGCGCGACTCGCCGAGCATATGCACCAGCTCGACGCTGATTCCAGCGCGGTCGCAAACACGTTGCGCGGTCATGTCGCTGTCGCGTTCGACGAGCTGGTAAAGACGCTCGATGACACGATCACGTCCAGCGACGGCGCGCGCGAAGCGATCAAGTTCTTCGGCGACGTGATCAAGGGCTTGGTCACGATCGTGATCGGCGCGATTGCGGGCCTGTCGCAGCTCGACGACCTGCTTAACGGTATCTCGAAGGCTGCGGCCGATTTCAAGTTCGGCAATTTCACGAAGGCTGGTCAAGACATTGCCGAAGGCTACGCGAAGGCGAAGGGCGAAGGCGACAAGTTCCTGCAAACGTATCACCGCATTTGGGACGAGCATCAAAAGCACGAAGGCGGTGAACCCGCGCGCCGTAAGCCCGATGTTGGTGTCGTGCACAAGGGCGGCAGTCAAGCGAGCACGTCTAAGGGGCTGGCTGCTGTCGCAGCGGCCGAGGCGGCTGCTGAACTCGCGATGCTCAAAGAGAAATTGCAGGAAGAGGCGCGCGCGAATCAAGACGCATACCGCTCGGGCGCGATCGGATTGCAGCTCTACTATCAAGAGCGGCAATCGATCGAAGAACGCGCGCTGCAAGGTGAGATGAAGGTCAAGCGGGCCGAACTCGCCGCAGTAACTGCGATCAAGCCGAAGGACGCTAACGAGGCTTTGCAGCTCAAAGCCAAGATGATCACGATTAATGGTCAGCTCGCCGTCCTCGATCAGAAATACCACGACTCGGCGATCCGTAACGCGCGTGAGTACACGCTCGCGTTGCGTGATCAGAATGACGCGCTGACGCGCATCGCTTTGTCGTCCAAGGTTGCGCTCGGCGGGCAGTCGATCGCACAACAGAAAGCCCTCAACGATATGCGCGTCGCGCTCGGACAGGAAAGCGCGCAGGAGTCTATCGCGGTCGAAACTGACCTCGAAAATCAGCGCTACGCTTTGCAACAAGCCGAGTTCGAAAAAGAGATTGAACTCGCGCATAACAAGCCCGTCGAGCTGGCGAAGGTCAACGCCGATATCCTCGCGGCCGAAGCCGAGCATCAGACCAAGATGGTCGAGCTGTCGGCGAAGAGCATCCAAGACCAGATGAAATATCAGGTTGAGGGGCGGCAGGTCATGGAGTCGTCTTTCGAAGGCTTGTTCGAAAAGATCGCCACCGGGCAAGAGACGGCGCGCAAAGCCGTGATGGATTTCTTCTCGTCGATCCAGCAAGGCATCGCGAAGGTCATGGCGAAGGGGCTGACTGAAAAACTCTTCGGCGGCGGCACGAGCGGCGGCGGTTTGCTCGACGGATTCATGACGCGCCTGTTCGGCAATCAAGGCACGAACACGACGCCGGGCGCGGGCACGACGACTGGTTCGGGCGCTGCCGAGTCCGGTATCGGCGCAGTGTTCAAGGGGCTATTCGGTGGCGGCGGTGCCTCGACGCTCGCGGGCATCAATAGTCAGCAGATGACCGTCGCCGCGATGCAGGCTGCGTCGGCCACGATCCCGACCGCGACCGTAGCCACGATGACTGTCGCGAACATGATCAGTCCGGGCGGCGGCGGGGGCGGCGGAGGTGGCGGATTCGGCGACATGCTCGGCGGTCTGTTCGGTGGCAGCTCGAACTCGTTCGGCTTCTCGCTCGCCGGAACGGGCGTTCCCGATGCGATGGCAACCGCGACGAGCGGCGCGGGCATGGCGTTGCCTGCGGGCCTCGGCGGCATCGGCGCGGGTATCGCGATGTATGACAAGGGGACGAACTATGTCCCGCAGACGCAGCTCGCCATCGTGCACCGTGGCGAAGCTGTCGTGCCTGCTGCCTTCAACCGCCAGCAAAGCGGGAACGTCGTCGTAACGAATCACTTCTCACTCGGCCAAGCGACTGACCTGCGCACGCAATCGCAGATCGCGTCAATGGCTGCTGGCGCGCTCAACCGCGCAGCACGGAGGAACGGATGACCGCGCCTTTTCTCGAAACGCCGCGATTCCCCGATGACCTCGCACGATGGGCGCTCGGCGGCGTCAACTATTCCACGATCGTGATCGGCTCGACGAGCGGGCGCGAAACGCGTAACAGCCTGTGGCAGTACGGGCGCGCGCAGTGGGATTTGCAGAACGTCGAGCGCGCCGAAGGCGTGGCCGGTAACGCCTACGTGCTGCAAACGTTGCGTAATTTCTTTCGCGTCTGCAAAGGTCAAGCGTATGGGTTTCGCATGCGCGATTACACCGATTACAGCGACGAAGGGAACGGCATCATGGGCCTGCCGGTGTCGCTGCTCGCGCCGGGCGCTGCGCCGACTTCGCACGGCGCAGGCGTCGGCGTGTACCAGCTCTACAAGCAATATGTGGCAAGCCCGCTGTCGGACTATCGCGTGATCCAGAAGCCGCTACCGGGTAGCGTGACGATCAAGCGCAACGGTTCGACCGTACCAGGGTCTGGTGCTGGCTCGGCGTCGCTCGACACGACGACCGGCCTCGTTACGTTCACGGCTGACAGCAGCGCGTCGATCAGCAGCGCGAGCGCGGCAACCAATTGCGTGCTGACGTTCAGCGCGATCCCGAGCGGCGCGGCTGTCGGCAAGTCGGTCTATGTGTCCGGCGTCTCGGGCACGATCGGCACGGCGATCAACGGCGCTGCATGGTCGATCGTCGGCGCGACGAGCACCACGCTAACGCTCGCGGCGAACACTGCGGGCCTCGCGGGCGGCACGGGCGGCACGGCCTCGATGTTCCCGCAGGGAACGGACGCGCTGACGTGGACAGGGCTTTTCGATACGCCGTGTCGGTTCGCGACGGACGCCTTTGAACCCGTGTTCGACGCGGGCGGCCTGTACACGTTCCAGACGCTCAAAATCGTTGAGGTGCGGCTGTGAGGACGATCAGCTCTGCGCTACTCGCGCACCTGCAAGGCGACGTGCGCACGCTCGCGACGTTGTGGAAAATCACGCGTACCGATGGCGCGGTTTTCACGTTCACCGATCACGACGCACCGATCACGATCGGCGGATACACGTACCAGTCCGCCGCGTACACGGCCAGCGCCATCGACATGACGAGCGACATGTCTGTATCGAATATGGAAGTGAACTCCGTTTTCGACAGCGCGAGCATTACGCAATACGACCTCGACGCGGGCCTGTGGAACTCGGCCAGCGTCGTGATCATGCTGTGCAATTACATGGACGCGACGCAGGGAACCGTGCAGATCGCGGCCGGCCTGCTCGGCGCAATCAAGATTCTGAACGGCAAGTATTCCGCCGAGCTGCGCGGCACGTCGCAGATCATGCAGCAAGGTTTCGGCGATCACTTCCAACCGAGCTGTCGAGCGACGTTCGGCGCGACCGGCGTTCGGCAGTGCAATATCCCCGGCGGGCTTGGCCCCCTCACGTTCACGGGCACGGTGAGCGCGATTGCGATTCCGGGTGTGTCGTGGCTCGATCCGCTGCTCACGCAGGCCGGGCCGGTCGTGCCGTACACCGACACGCGCGGTCTTGTCGTGCCGACGACGGGCGCATACACGATCCAGATCGTGCCGCCTGACGGTGGCGCGTTCGTCGCAAACTCGCTCGTCAAAGACATTCAGGGGAATGTCTACACGCAGGTGTCCGGCACTCCGGGCGGCAGTCAATACAGCGTGACGAGCGGCGGTCTGTACACGTTCAACCCGTCGCAGGCCGGGCAAATGGTGTTCATCAATTTCACCTACACCATCGGCTATTTTGCCTACGGCAAGGTCAAGTGGCTGACCGGCGCGAACGCAGGCTACTCGATGGAGGTTCGCAGCTTCGCGCCGGGTGCCGTCACGATTGTCCTGCCGATGGAATATCCGATCGCGATCGGCGACACGTACACGATCACGGCCGGTTGCGACAAGCAATTCGGCACGTGCAAAAACCGCTGGAACAACGTCGTGAATTTTCGCGGTGAGCCGTACATTCCGGGCATCGATACGGTTATCCGACCGCAGGTGTCGTAATGTGCACGCGTGCAGAGTTCGTCGCAGAGGCCCGCACGTGGCTGCATACGCCGTTCAAAGCGCAAGGGCGACTCAAGGGTATCGGCATCGATTGCGGAGGCTTGGTGGTGTGCGTAGCGAAAGCGCACGGCCTCACTGAGTTCGACGTGTCCGGCTACAAGCTGCGCATGGGCGAATCGCTCGCGGCGTATTGCGATGCGAACATGCAGCGCATCGCGCTCGCTGACGCTGACGCGGCCGACGTGCTGCTTTTTCAGTGGAACGGCAAGGCGTCACACGTCGCGATCCTCACCGACCGCGATCACGTGATCCATGCCTTTGTGCCGAACAAAGAAGTCATCGAGCATCGTCTCGACGATCGCATGCGCGCCCTTGTGCGCTGCGCCTACCACGTTCCGGGAGTCGTCTAAATGCAGCTCGTCCTTAGCGCCGCTGGTGCGATCGTCGGCGGCATCATTGGCGGGCCGATGGGCGCACAGCTCGGTTTCATGCTCGGCGGCTTGATCGGCGGCCTGCTGTCCCCGCCGAAGCCGCCCGCGCTGCACGACCTCACGATCCAAGACAGCGCATACGGTCGATGGATCGCGACTGTCTACGGCACCTATCGCGTATCGGGTAACGTCATTTGGGCCAGCCCTGTGACCGTATCCGAGCAGGACAAAAAGAAAGCGCCTGTCGAGGCCGCGAGTATGTCGATTGCCATCGCGCTGTGTAACGGCCCGATCGGCGGGATTCGTCGCATTTGGGCGAATCACAAACTCGTCTATGACGTGTCGAACCCGTCGAACTTCGAGGCGATCAGCGGCTCGGCATCGATGCTCACGAACTGGTCGTTCTATCCCGGCGATGAAACGCAGATGCCCGACGCGACGATGGAATCGTATCTCGGGGTCGGCAACGTGCCCGCGCATCGCGGCATCTGCTATGTCGTGTTCAACGGCTTGAATCTGCTGCCGTATGGGAACGTGATCCCGACGTTCGAGTTCGAGGTGATGACCTCCCCGAACCAGATCGGCGTCGCGGGCATCGCGTGCAGTTTCCCCTACATTTTCAATGACTCGTATCTCGGGCCGGACGCAGGCGCGTGGCAGATGCCGCACATTACGGCGAGCGGCGGCCTCGCTATGGGCGTCGCACAGAACCCGTTCGGCGCGGGCCGCGCGGTCGAGGTGCAAATGTCGTCCTACGGGCCGGCGCGATTGCCTGACCTGCATCGCTCGTTCAGCTATAACCCCTTCGGGAATTTCTACGGCACGTCCGACGTTCCGGGCTTCATCAATAACGCGCTGAAACAGTGGATCGAGCCGAACGGGTTCTATACGCAGCTCGCGCTGGACGGGTTCCCTTTGAACTTTGAAAGCTACTGGCGCAACGGTGCGGATTTCTACGCGGGCGGCACGGGCGGGGCATATTCGATCTATCGTTCGACGTGCCCGGTCGCGTTCGCTACGCCGCAGCTCCCCGGATTCGTGCTCGCAACGAGTGCGACGCATCCGCAGGGCTACATGATCATCGGCGGCACGTCGAGTTACGTCTATGCAGTGAGCGGCGACGGCACGACTATCTATCGCTTCGATAGGCATACGCTCGCGGTTGTCACCACGTGGACGAATAGCGGAAACTCCGGGCAATACGGCGCGGTGCTCGATGACGATCATATTTTCATCTTTGCGCAACCGGCCGGTAATGCTCTGTGGCTGTTCCGACCGTCGCAAGGGTCGTGGACGAGACTCGGCTTTCTCGGAGACGCGAACCCGTATTCCCTCACCGCGATCAATCCAAACCTCGTGATGTGGTCGGGCACGGGCGGGCCGCTGCAATACGGCTCGCCGTACATGCTCAAATACTTCGCGGTCGGCGGTAACAGCAATGAGGTCACGCTTGCATCGATCGTGCAGGACGTTTGCTTGCGGGCTGGTCTGCAAATCGGCCAGTTCGACGTGTCGCAGCTCACTGACCTCGTTTACGGCTATGCAATCACGTCCTACAGCAGCGCGCGCGACGCGCTCACGCCGTTGATGCAAACTTATTTCTTTGATGCGGTTGACGACGGCGGCACGCTGAAATTCATCAAGCGCGGCGGCGCGCAAGTGGGCGTGATCCCGTGGGCTGATCTCGGCGCGGCGCGCGATTCTCAAGGCGGCTTCACGATCGATCCGATCCATCAAGCAAACGAGTTCGAGCAAAGCGCGCCGCGCTCGCTCACGCTGACCTATGCCGGGAAGAACAACGATGGACAGACCGCATCGCAGCGCGCGTTCCGTTCGCTGACGAGTTCGAATCTCGACAGCGCGGCGCAAGTGCCGATCGTGTTTGACGACGGCGAAGCGCTCACGCGAGCGCAAGCATTCATGTGGTCTATGTGGCTCGGGCTGAAAAAATTCCAGTTCACTACGTCCCTTGCGTATCTCAATTACGAGCCGGCCGATGTCGTCGGCTTGACCGACCAGAACGGGTACACGCACACGGTGCGCCTCACGAAATGTCAGTATGACGGTGCGGGCGTGCTGCTTTGGGATGCAGAATATGAATTCCCTTCCATCTACCCGAACTTCGCGAATTTCAGCGCAGCGGGATCGCCGCCTGCGGGATTCACGCCGCAAACGATCGACTATTCCGGGCCTTCTACGCTGGTTGTTCTCGATGTTCCTCCCCTGCGCGACTCCGACACCTCTCCGGGTCTATATCTCGCCGCATGCGGGTACGCGGCATCGTGGCCCGGCATCTCGATCGAAGTCTCACGGGACGGCACGACATACAGCTCGGTAGCGAGCGACGCGACGGCCGCTGTCATCGGCGTGACGACGACAGCCATGCCGAATTTCTTGGGCGGCAATCAGCCCGACGAACTCAGCACGGTAACGGTGAGCCTGTACGGCGTCGGCGGCCTGTCGTCGGTCGATTACTCGACGTTTCTTTCCGGCGCGAGCTACGCATACATCGGCGGCGAACTCGTCTTGTTCCGCAACGCGGTGCAGATCGCGGCCAACACATACACGCTGTCTGGTTTCTTGCGTGGCCGCGCCGGTACTGAATGGGCGATGGCGTCGCATGTCGTCGGCGATACGTTCGTGTTTCTCGACCCGACGAAGCTGATCGCCGAAGGCATCCTTGTGAGCGACCTCAAGAACACGATGTATTTCGAGTATCAGCTCTTGAATCTGTTCTTCAACGTCGCGAATCCGATCGTGACGCAGACGGTCACGAACGGGCGCGTTAAGCCGCTCGCGCCTGCTCTGTTCACGGCCGGGCACGGCAGCACGTCGAGCACGTCGGACATTTCGCTGTCGTGGTTCCGACGCGCGCGCGTCAACGCGCAATGGCTCGACGGCACCGACGTGCCGCTCGATGAATCGAGCGAGTCTTACCAGCTTCAAATCCTCAACGGCACGACCGTGGTTAGAACCGTCGTCGTCACTGGCCCGTTCACTGCGCCCGCTGTGCCTTCGTACACGTACACGGCAGCGCAGATCACGGCGGACGGCTTCACGACCGGCAACACGATCAATTTCCAAGTCGCGCAGAACAGTGATCAGGGGCTTCTCGGCTTCTTGGCGCTCACCAGCATTGTGAGGTAACGACATGAGTAACAGCACCACGCTACTCGACACGATCGCCGTCAATCAGTCGAACAAGGAAGCAGTCGCCAACGCGCTATTCGACGCGGCATCGCCGGGCATGCTGTGGGGCCGACATGCGAGCGCGTGCTCTGGCCTCACGTGGGGATACTACGGCGGCACGTACATGGTCGGCGCGACTGCGAACGCTATCGCAGACGGTACAGTGACGCTCACTGCGAGCACGACGAACTATCTCTATGCCGACAATGCGACGGGCGCGGTGTCGGTCAACACTACTGGCGTTCCGGCTGGTCAAATCCCGCTCTATACGATCGTGACGGGCACGGCGACTGTTTCGAGTTACACCGACAAGCGAAGCTATCAACCGAGCGCAATTGCTGGCGTCGGCTCTGTTACGAGCGTCGGCGTATCGATGCCCGGTATCTACAGCGTGGCTGGTTCGCCGATCACGTCGAGCGGCACCATCTCCGTCACGCTGAACACGCAAAGCGCTAACACGGTGTTTGCTGGCCCGTCGAGCGGCGCAGCAGCGGCCCCGACGTTCCGCGCGCTGGTCGGCGGCGATATCCCCATTTTCGGCGCGTCAGGTTCTTCGCACGCACCGGGCGGCGTTCCTGATCCGGGCAGCACGGCAGGATCGACGAAATACCTGTGCGAAAACGGAACTTGGGCCGTACCGGCAGGAGGCGGCGGGGGCGGCGGCGGGACGGTCACTGACGTGGCCGCAACGCAGGGCGTCGAGACGGCGGCCGGATCGGATATCACGACGACCGGCACGATTCGCGCGAATCTCGTTCCGACGATTTACACGGCAGCGCATACCGTCGTGACCGGCGACCGTGGCGCGGGGATCGTGATGAACTCGGCCAGCGCGGTCGCGCAAGCATTGCCGACTGCGGGCGGGACGAACTTTCCGTCCGGCTGGTACTGCGATTTCGCGAACATCGGCGCAGGCGTCATGACGCTTTCGGTGCCGAGCGGCGCATACCTCGATGGCGTGCTCAACGGCACGCTCGCGCTGTCGCAAAGTACCGGCGTGACGGTCTTTACGGACGGCTCGAACTGGTTTTCTCTGCGCGGCGCAGCACCCGCGACCAGTGCGCCGAAAGACGCGCTCGGATACTACCTTGCGAACAATCCGAGCGCGTCCAGCTTTACGCTTATGACGCAGACGGGCGCAACTAGCACGATGGCGAGCCTTGCGAGCGGGCGCGGCTTTTATATCAAGGTTCCGGCGACGAACTCAGCGGATAACAACACGTTTGCATACCAGACGCCGCCCGGCGGCTCGACGTGGACGATGACCGCAATGCTTGGAGCATCGACGCTCAAAGGCAACGCAACGAACTTTGGCCTTGCCGTGCAGGATACGAACCCGAACACCCAAACGTTTGTTTTCAGCGGGTTCTCGGCGGCAGTGACCAGCGAAAATTGGTTTGGCGGTGTCAACAATTTTAGTGGCCGCACGTCCGGTATCTCGATTGGGACACTTCCGGTCAGCTCGCATCTTTGGATGCGACTGCAATACACGTCGGGCGGTAACTTCATTTTTTCGCTATCGCCGGACGGCGAAACGTTCGTGGAAGTGTATCGGGTAGGCGTTACGTCATGGCTCACGGTCGCGCCGACGAAGGCGGGAATCTGGCTCAACACAAACGACAACGCGGCCAACTCGAACATTCAAAACGTTCTGTCTTGCATGCACTTCGCTATTGCATAGAGGTGAGCTATGGATACGTTTGATCAAGCGTTCGCGCTCGTCGTCGGCATCGAAGGCGGCTTCTCGACCGATCAGAACGACCCCGGCAATTGGACGAGCGGCAAGGTCAGCATCGGCGAATTCAAAGGCACGAAATACGGCATCAGCGCGGCGTCGTATCCGCACCTCGACATTCCGAATCTCACGCCTGACGAAGCGAAAGCAATCTATGGCTCGGACTATTGGGCCGCTGCGTGCTGCGATCAGATGCCGTGGCCGCTCGCGCTCTTCGTTTTCGACTGCGCGGTTAATCAAGGCGTCGGCGCGGCCAAGATGACGCTACAGCAATCGCTCGGCGTGAAGGTTGACGGCGTGATCGGCCCGGTGACTGTCGCGGCTGCGCAGAATGCGGACGTTGAGCATGTCGCGCTGTTCATGGCGTCGCGCGGCATCCGATACACGCACTCGCCGATCTTTCCCGGTAACGGCCTCGGCTGGTTCAAACGGCTGTTTCTGCTCTGTCTCAATCACGGGGGCTGATCATGGCATGGGGTGACGTTCTCAACGTGCTCGAACAAGTCGCGCCGACCATCGCGACTGTTGCGGGTACACCGCTGCTCGGCGGCGCGGTCGCAGCGCTCGAACAAGTGTTTGGCCTCACGCCGAAAACCGATGAATCGATGCAGGAGCGGCAAGACACGCTTGCGACTGCGATCGGCGGCGCGACGCCCGAGCAATTGATCGCGCTGAAAAAAGCCGATCAGGACTATGCGGCGCGCATGGCCGAACTCGGCTTCAAGAATAACGAAGCGCTCGCGCAGCTCGCCGTCACTGAGGAACAGGCATACATGGCCGACGTTGAGGACGCCCGGCGCGCGAACGCGGCGAATCAGCGCGTGTTCTGGCTCGGCGTCGCGGTGCTCACCACGTTCGGCCTCGTAAGCGTCGGCGCGCTGTTCGGTGCTGCTGCGCTGCTGACCGGGAAAATGGCCGTGCAGGACGCCGCGCTCGTCGGCATGGTCGCGGGCTTCATCGGGACGATCATCGGCTATGTCGCGAGCAATGCAACGCAAGTCGTATCGTTCTATTTCGGATCGAGCAAGGGCAGTGAACAAAAGAGCGAGGCGATGGCTACGGCCTTTACGCAGGCGTTTGGCGGCTCTGCTGCGCCGGGCAAGGGTGTATCAGCACGAACGACTAGCAGCGCGTCCTAGGCCCCGTATCGGGCCGCACGAGGGGATTCCCATGACGAACCCGCACCCGACGCCGCAATCTGTTCGTGATGAGATTGAAGCGCTCGAAAAGCTGTTCGATTCGAAAATCGGAACGCTCCGCTTCGAAGTCGTCACGGGCCTCGCGAACCTCAAGGAATTGAAGCGGCACGACCTCGACAGCATCACGGCATACCAAGCAGCGATCCACGATGAGGTGAACCGACGATTGACCGAGCTGGAAAACGCAATCGACCGGCTCGACCAAGCGAACCGCGACTATGTGCTGCGCGAGGTGTACGAGAAGGATGAGGAACGACTCTATGCCGAGCGGCATGAGCAGCAGTCGAACCGCGAGAACGGCCAGCGCGCCATCATCCTCGCGCTGATCAGCGTCCTGATCGGCGTGTTCAATACCATCGTGGTGATCATTCTGCGGTTCGTGCACTGACGCGCCGCAAGTGCGGTGTCCCGCGCCGCAAGTGCGGTGCATTTCGCGAGATGACGTGTCCGGTTTTCGGACGTGCTGTGTGGTAGGCCATTGAGGCTTAGTCGTCCTGCCGGTCGAAAAAAAGCCCCGACCGGGGCCGGGGCTGAATCTCGCACAGTTCCCATAAAACACGCTGGCGAGGTGCTACGCGCGCAAGTATGCCCTCATGCGTCCATCGGGTAAACCAGTGTAATTTCGCGGGGTGCATTTAAGTGCACCCAACCCCCCGTAACCTGTTGATTTTGTTGTATAAGCGCTACATCGAACATGAGCAAATTTACCCCGTGTTCCGCTACGTAACCTGTTGATTTCACAAGTATTTTAGTGTGAACCAGTTTAACAATGTGCACCCGTAGATAGAAAAGGAGCAGCGCCACAGCCCCTCGCGTCGTGTATCTTGGGCACTCCCATAAAACACGTGTGAGGAACACAAAATGGCGACCTACTCGACTAGGAACGGCAACACGCGCGCGCTCGTTCGGATGCGCGGACAGAAATTGAGCGCGACTTTCGACACGCGCATCGAGGCCGAGGCGTGGGCCGACGGCATCGAAGCACGCATCATTGCAGGCGAGGTGATCCGGCAAGACTCGTTTGGCGAAAACCCATCCGTCGCGGCGATCATCGATCGCTATCTCAAGGAAGTATCCCCGAAGAAAGGTAGCGCTCGTTTCGAGCGGCTGACCGGCTGCCGCATGATGGAATACGACACGTTTAAAAAGCGCGTGTTGAACTTCGGCCCGGCTGACCTGCGCGCGTATCGCGACATGCGACTGACCGGCGATCCGAAATACGAGGGGCGCAAAATCTGCGGCTCGTCGTGTATCCGCGAGCTGTCGTTTCTGTCGTCCGTGTTCACGCACGCGATCAAAGAGTGGGGCATTCCCCTCAAGCAAAATCCGGTCAGCTTGATCACGATGCCGAAGAAGAACCCGCCGCGCACGCGCCGCGTCACCGACGACGATATCGCCAAGCTGTCGAAACAGCTCGACGGGTACGACGGCGCGACGACGCCCGCGAACAGCCTGCATTACACGATGTGGGGCTTTCTCTTCGCGATCGAGACGGCCATGCGTCGCGGCGAGTTCTGCAATGCGACGTGGGGCAACGTGCACCTCGACAAGCGCTATATCTACTTGCCGAAAACGAAGAACGGCGACGCCCGCGAGGTGCCGCTTTCTAAGCGTGCGCTCGCGCTGCTCTTGCTGCTGCCGAAGGGCGGGCCGGACGATAAGATGGTGCCGCTGACGGCGAACCGCTACACGACGCTTTTCTGCAAGGCATGCAAGGATGCTGGTATCGATGACCTGCACGGGCACGACTCGCGCCGCGAGGCTGCTACGCGCGTCGCCAAGAAGCTGAAAAAGACGGTCGGTGATGGTGACGTGGCGCTGCTCAAGCTGTCGGCGTTCACGGGCCACAAGTCGTTACAGATGCTCAAGGTCTATTTCCACATGAGCGGCACTGAGATGGCCGACGCACTCGACGCGCTCGACGCAGCATAACGAACGCAGCTCGCACAGTGAGAAGCGCCCCCGCAGGGGCGCTTTTCTTTTGGTCAGTGCGCAGGCATCTTGCGCGGTCGGCCGACAATCGGCTTGCGCGGCTCGCGCTTCGCCTCAGGCGGGCTGGTTTCGATCGGCGGCGCGGCGGGCTTACTGCCGTCACGCGCCCATGCCATCGCGACCGAACGCAGCCATCGCGGGCGCTTCAAGCCGCTGATACGCGGCGGCAGTCGATCAGGGTGAGCAGTCGAGTAAATGCGGATCGTCTCGGCCTTGTACCCGAGGAATTTTCCGAGCTGCGCAGCCGTCCACACTTCATCGTCATCAGCGCGTGCCATTTCCTTCGCTTGTTCTTCATTCGTGTCCATTGTGTACCTCTTCGCTAGTTCGTTGCGGTCGCCGCGCGCTCGACGCACTCAGCGATGTATCGATTAACCATTACGCGCAAGTCGTCTTGCTGCTCGCGCGTCAGCTTGTCGAAATTCGGCGGCATGAATCCCTGTACTGGCGTCTCGATCACGTCAGGCATGTCATCGGTCACGAACTCCCAATCGAATCCGCCGCGCGCGCCTTCCTCTGCAATCTCGAACGCCAAACACTTCAACAGGCCCGCGATCGTATCTGCACGATCGCGCAGGCCCGACGCGACGTATGCAATCGACGCGACCGCACCCGCGAAGAACGTCAGCCGCACGTCCTCGCGCAGCGCATCAGGCAAATCGGGCGACACACATTCGGACTCGTAACGCTGATACTCGTTTTGCAGCATTCCCATGTCCGCCCCTCTCAGTCATTGCGCGTCTGGTCGTCGCGCTGCATGTCATAGCGTGCGCGCAGCACGTCATCGGCGCGCTGCACTTGCTCCTGCGTCCAGTGTTGCAGGTAGACCTTCACAGGCGGCACGGCCGACAGATGCGTCGGGCTGTTCACATAGAACTTGTACCCCTTGTCGGTCGGTTCGACGTGCCACCCCGCGACGAGCAGCGGAATCAGATCGTCGGGGTTCACGCCGCCGCAGTAGCTACACGTGCGCGGCTTCGCCACCGTGCCGGGCCACTGGTCATCCGGGCGGCTCCATCGCGTCGTCATCCATTGATCCTCGGGATTGACGAGCGCCACGAGGCGGCGCGGGCAATTAAAGAATCGTTGCGCTTCGTTGTTCATCGCTCACCTCTTCCGTGATCGGCAGAAAATAGAACGTCGCGCCGCCCGTGTCGCCGACATGCACGCGAGACAGCGCGCCGTGCTCCCACATGACGAGCGTGAGGCCGCGAACGCGCGCATAGTCCGTGTCGAGCGCGTTAGCGATTTCCTTGTTCGTCATTCCCTGATTCCCGTTTTCGGTCAGCACTTCGAGAACCCGCGTCCACGAAAGCGGGCTTCGATACTCGACCATTTCGCGCTGCTTCATAAGTACCTCTAACAGAAAGCCAGTTTAGAAACCCCCGAAAAATTCACGTCGCTTTTTTCAGGGGTTCGTGGTTAAAGCCACGTCTCGACTATCTGCGCTTCGTCGCGCGGGTCGCGATCGATTCGATACAGGCCGAACGGCTTGAGGTGCGCCCGCACCTCTTCCAACGTGTCCCCCGTGAAGAACTCACGATGAGATACGAGAACGCCGCCATCGCTTTTCGCGTAGCAGCGCCGCGCGACATACCCATTCGGGTAGTCGCTCGGCCGTTCATAAATGACCCACATCGAAAACATCGCTACTGCGCTCCGTTTGCGCTCGACACGTAAGCGTCAAGCCACTTTTTCAACGCGGACACGGTGCCGTTAATGGGAACGTATGCGATGCCTGCTGCCTTCGCTTCGCGCTTGAACCGCGCCCCGCCCCACTCGTCCATGATCAGCACCACATCACGCGCGCCCTTGTCCTTCAATTTCACGCCGCCTTCCTCCCGATGCTTCGCAAAGTCCACATCGAGCACGTCGCCGTAGGCATGCTTGATTTCTGCAATTTGCTGGTTGAGCAGACCGCAGATCAAGACCTTCGGCTTGTGGGCCGGGCGCTTGATCACAATCTGTTCGCTCGGCGCAGCGCCCGGCGTGAACCCGGCGCGCGCCGCCGACACCAGCCCTTCAATCTGTTCCTCGATATCGGCATACAGCGATGCGCCGATTTCGTTGATCACCGTGCGCGCGACCTTGTTGGCGAACATTCGCACGATGCCTTCGAATGACATTGCGGCGAGCCGCTCGTTAACAGCTTCGTCGATAGACTGCTCGCGCGCCGCCGCTTTCTCTGCTGCGATCCGTTCGGCCTCAGCGCGTTCGTGCGCTTCGTGCGCGTCGCGCACCGCTTGCTCTTGCCGTTCACGCTCCAATCGCCGAGCGTCCTCTTCGCGCGCTTGCGCTTGCTCACGTGCGAGCGCTTCGGCCTGCTCGGTGTCCTGCACTTGTTTCCACAACTGGTCAATCCATTTCACGTCGCCGAACGTCGCAATCGTGCGTTGCTTGTCGTCGGTCAGCTCGTACTGCATCGCTTTGCGGATCGCTTCGAGGGGCTTCATCCCGTCGAATCCGCGCATCAGCTCAAGCGACTTACGCGCAATTTTCAGCTTGTCATCGTCGTCCCATCGAACGTGCGTCTTACGTTCGGCGTGATGTTCGACCGGCGCGGGCGGCTCACTACTCGACGGTGCTGCGTCGTCGAGTTCAAGCGCGGTCTGTTCCGGCTCGCTGGCGGCTTTCGCCTCTTCGGGTGCGTCGATCACTGCGCTTGCGTCCACGGTCGTCTCCTGTGCCTTGCTCGCGAGTTCTGCGCGCATCTGCGCAAAGTAAAAGGTCAAGCCCTCCCGCAGTCTCGATTGCGGGTTCCCCGCAGCGCTATAGAACGGGCGCTGTCTCGTCGTCAGCAGTGCGTGCGCCTGCGCGCGGTCGGCTGCTTGATAGTCCGAAAGGTTCGGCTCTTGCTCTTGAATCTCGATTGCTTTGGCGACGACTGCTCGCCATTCTGGTTCTGTCCATGTAACGCGCAGCGCTCCGAGCTGCGTTTTTATATCGTCGTGCGCTGCTGCTGATTTCTTGCTGCTGCCGCTGCGCGGCGGCGTGCCCGATACTGCGTTCGTCTCACGTGCGCGGAGAACACGACCTTGCATGTAGGGATGGCGCATATTCACTCCTGAGTTGGTTGATTCACTGGTGGCAGATAGCCCGCAACCGTTTGCGCTCGAAGGCGCACAGCACCGCGCGCTACTGCGTCCTCACCTGCTATCGCGAGTAATTTCTCGACCCCTGCATTTACTGCGCTTGCTGCTTCGTCTCGTGTTGCAAGACGACCTTCCTTGAACCAGCGCACGTGATCAGGTTCGCCAAGCTCGAACAAAAGCGAGTGCGCACCCTGAAACACGCGGGCGGTACTTGAAACCCATTCAATGATCACGCCGGGATTTTCGATATCAAGTCCATCGGGCTTGACGGCGGCACCGGGTTTACCCGCTTCGCGTCGGCGTGCCTTCGGCAGCGCGAGGAACGGGCAAACTTGTACCGCGTAAAAAGCACAATCCCTATGCGACGGCGGTTCCGAATGAACGCGGTTCATCGCGCCCATCGCGCCGATCAGAAACGACCGATACCGGCCCAGCCCGCCGCCGCATATCCAGCAACGATGCCCGATCACGGCTTGCTCGACCTTGCGAGCGTCCGCGATCCGAAAGTCGGGCCGACCGCCGACAAGCGCCGTGAACCACGGCACCGGATACCCGCGCTCGTCGCGCGGCAGTGCTGCCATGTGCTGCGGGATGGGAACCCGCGAGAGTGTATTCATATGTGTAATTAATCATCAGCGCACCTGTAGCAGTTCGGCGCTATCAGACCAACCCGTGATTCTATCGCATCGCGATTTAAATTACGGTATGGAGATAGATTGGAATCAGTATGGTGCGACGTAAGTTAGACGACGTTACGAGGTGTAACTAAACGTAAATGACGCTGGATCACCTCGTTAACACTGCTTTACATCGAGCTGAACATGACTTCCGTTTTGCCTTCCGACGTGTGACGCACGCCGACCCGACGCACCCGACCCCGCTTGATCAGGGTGGTGATCGTCTCCGAAACCCGCTCGGCGCGGGGTGCCTTTGCTCTGATCTCGGCCGCCGTGAGAATGAATCCCGGTTTCAGCACCGACAGGACGATTTCAGCCGTCGTATCTACCTTGCTCACTTTGCCCTCCCGAAAATCATGCACAGGTGCCGCCAGAGGGCGCGCGCGTCCTCGACGTTGACTTGTATCGTCTCGCGCCCGAGCGGCATGAGGATCAGCATGTCGCTGACCTTGGCGTGACCACTGCGGGGCTTCTCGCGCGTCTCTACGGGTTTTTCCGGAATAACGTCTGTGACGTAGCGATAGCGGTACATGAGCCGCCCGCCGCGCGCGCCGTTCGTTTTCTCGCGCGTCAAGCACCGCAGATCGTGCAGCTTCGAGAGGACGGCAGCAGCCGCATTCGGATCCAGTTCGAGCTGCTCGGCCAGCTCAGGGCTACTGATCCCGTCCGGGTATCGCTCGCGGGTCGCGCGCAGCCACGTGAGGGCGCGGCGGGTCAACGTCGGGGTTTCTTTCGTGCTGTCGTCGTCAGTCATTGCCGCCTCCGCGCTCGTTTTCGCCCGTCTTGATCCAGTGCGACTCCATGAAACCGCGCTCGGGCGGCGGCAAGGTGCGCAGCGTCGCGAAGAGAAACGCGGCGTCGAGTTCTTTGTGCTGCACCAGATGCTCAAGCCATTGCAGCGCGCCATTGCGGCCCCCTGTGTCGAGCACGTCGAACTCGTCGGCCGCGACGAAACGCAGGCCGGAATAGTGGGCGATCGCGACCGCGCACGACAGATCGGCCCGCCACTTTTCCGACTTGGACAGCAGCGCGTAGGGTCGGCCGTCGGCAGTGATCGTCAACGCGGGGGTGACTGCGCATTGCTGGAACCCGTTCTGCGCCGCGAAGCCGCGCAGCGTCGCATTGAACCGGCCGAGCACGCCCCGCAGCAGCTCGGACGGCAGCCCTTCCGGCGCGGCCAGATCAGCAACCATCGTCCATTGCTTCACGTCGGCGTGATACCCGCGCGCGGCTTCGGTGCGCTTCTCGCCTTCGGCTGCCTGCACTTGGATTGCCTCTTGCTCGCGGCGCTGCGTCGTCAGCGCGTCGAGCACCGAACGCAGCTCGTCGGCATGCTTGCGCGCCGCGACGTATTCACCTTCGAGGATCGTGAGGTCATTGCGCGTCGCATCGGTGGGCGGCTGGTACGCGTCGAGTCGATCGCCGCTGATCATGAGCAGGCCGCCGCAGTGGGCGCACGGCTGCGCCTGCGCCGCGCGCGCGGCGAACCGCATCCGTTCCTCGATCGCGCCAACCTCACGTTGAACGGCTTCAAGTTCGGGGCCGACCTCAGCGAGCCGGGCCACGACATGATCGAGATATTCAGGCGAGAACTCGACGACCGGCGAGGCCCAGGTATCACCCTTGCGCGACCCGTAGGTTTCGCCCGTGATCGCTTTCCACGCCGCGCGCGCCTGCTTCGCCTGATCGATCGCATACGCGTGCATCATTTCAAAACCGCCGTGCATGAGCGTTGCGGCCTCGCTCGCGTGCATGGGGCTGACTTCGTGATCGACGAGAATTTGCTCAACGTCGGACGGCTCGATGCTCGCGTCGAGCAGGTGGAACAGCAGCATGCGGCGCTCGTCGGTCGGCACGCTCGCGAACAGTGTCGGATCGAGCACGAACGGCAGGTATTCCGGCTGCGGGATCGGCGGGCCGTCCGCCGTCGTGACGCCTTCCGGCAGCGACACGCGGCGGATGCTCCGGCCGTCGTCGTGTTCCACGTGAAGCGCGATCACCGCCTCACGGGAACCCTCAGAGACGAGCAGGGGCCAGTCGCCCGACTTGACGACGCGCGCGCCGCCGCCGTCGCCGAGCGCGGCGAAGCGTAGCGCCTCGATCAGCGACGACTTGCCCGCGCCGTTCGAGCCGCAGATCAGCACGACCGGCTCGGTCGGCTCAACGTCGATTCTGAATGCCCCGCAGAAATTGCGGACGGCGAGACGGGTGACTTTCATTATTCGTCCTCCCCGCTCGGCTGCGGCGGCACGCTCGGCGGCTGCTGCGAACGGCGGCGCACTTGCTCGATCAGCGAGTTCGCGTCGCCGGTTCCGTTCCCGTCGAACATGTCTTTCTGCCGAATGTCTTTCTGCGGCGCGTCCGTCCCGCCCATGTGCTGACCGGCATCGGCCACGACGATGAGGCATGCAAGCCCTTGCGCGTGACACAGCTCCATCGCGGACGGGTCGCGCTTCGCGAGACTGAACACAGCCTCGACCTTATCGGCGAACGTAACGCGCTTGAGTTCGGCCGCGACAGTCATCCGATCACCGGCTGCGATCAGCGTGACGGCCTGCCGCACGTTGTCGGTCACGCGCTTTTTGATGCGTTCAAGAATGTCCTGCTGCTCGTCAAACCCGACCTTGATCCAGATATCAGGCAACAGGCGCAGCTCTTGAACCAGCGCCGCGATCAAGTCGCCTGCGATCGTTTCCGTCGTCCGCACCATCACATCGTTTTCCGTCGTCATCGCACTTTCTCCGGGCAAAGTGAGGCCCGCAGCGCGCGCCATGCGCGCCGGTCGGGCACTCGGTCAAAGAGGGGGCTTAGTCGATCGCGCGGTTCCGCGATCGGCTCGGGGCGGGCGCAGGCTGGAATTCAGCGAGTCGCGCCTCGTACAGATTTGCCAGCTCGACAGATTCATCGTCCGGCACTGCGCCCAGCATGTTGGCGGCTGCGTTCAGCTCGTCAACGCTGCGCGCGTTCTTCATCGCGCTTTCGATTTCGAAATACGTCGGGGGCTGCGCGTCGTTCGGCAGCGCGGGGGGCGGCCCGCCGCGCCCGGCGTCGTGGTCGGTCACGTCGCGCTCGACCGGCTGATCCGGTTCGACTGCCGTAAAGTCGCCGTCGATCGTGAAGCCTTCGCCGAGCGCCGCCTCGGCCTGCAAAGCTTGCGTCAGCTCGACCGACATAGGCAGGTACTTGAGCACTTGCAAGAGCGGGATTTTGCGCGCGTACATTTCCCAGTTCTTGAACGAGTAGTGTCGCTGGCCGACCTTGTTGTTCTTGTCGCGGTGCTTCATCACGCGCACGATCGGCCACACTTCAATGATCGGCCATTCGCTACCGTTCACGCGACCGACCGCGTAGACGTGCGTGATTTTCTTCGGGTCGTCCTCGCCGTGCGGCCGGTGCGTGATGAAAGGCTTATCGCCCAGCGCATAGTCGAACTCGTCGCCTTCGAACACTGCGCCCGTCCACGCCGACGCGCGGCCCGCGCGCGCCACCAGATCGACCAGCCCGCGCCAGCCCGGAATGAACTGCGCTTCGTGCACGCCCTTTTGCGTGTTGAAGAACGGGACGAGATACCCCTGTCCGAGCACGCCGATTTCGAGGCCGAGCTGCGACGATTTGATGACCTCGCCGAACACGCTGCGAAGCGTGCATTTCCGCAGGTCAGGGTTCTGGCTGAGGCTCGTCAACGCAAGGCGCGTGATCCGATCGCTGTTCAGATGCTTCGGCAGCGCCATGCGGAGCTGGTCGGCGTTCTTCTTGAAGAACGCTTCAACCTCCGTGAGCGAGTCAGCCGTGCGGACGGCGCGCGACTTCTCGTCGCTCTGTTTCAGCTCTTGAATATTCGGCATCGTTTTATCTCCGTCAATCGTTCCACGTCGCAGGATCGACCGCCTCTGCGGTGCCCCAAGTGCAGGGGCCGCACATACGGCCGTGATAGACCAGCTTGCCGTTGCGCCAGCCGTCAACCGTGGGCGATTCGCCGCACTGGATGCACTCGCCGTCATAGTCGGGCAACCACTGATCCACTTTCGTTACTTCGTCGTCCATGTTTTCCTCGCGAGAAATTGCGCTACGGCTTCGTCCACTTCGGCCTTGCTGAACGCTGCGGGCGGGCGCTTCGTTTTCTTCGGCGTGGCCTTGACGCCGACCTCACCGCTCCCCCACTTCACTTGCGCGTTACGCTCGCGCGTCGGCTTCGCCGCGACCAAATCGGCGTCGTCGTCCGTCTCGTTCATTCGTGGAAAATGCAGTGATCCCAACGGGCGCAATACTTCGGCGAACACAGCATCGAGCGCGGGTTAGGCGGGAAAAGGCCCGTGCGGAACATTTCGGCGGCGTACTCAATCAGCCCCTTCGTGTCCTCGGTGCCGGTCATGACCTTGCGGGCGTCGAACATCGGCGAGATTGCAACGCGCGGATTGGATGAAGTCATGAGGCCGACAATCTGCGCGCCGTCGCTGCGCTGGCCCGTCGTGTGATCGTCGAGCAATTGATACGTGCCGCACTGCGCCGCGTGACCCTTCGTCGTGACGACGCCGCCGACGATCGCACGCTCACCGCTCTTGAGGTCAACGATGGCGCGCTTGCCGCTGTCGCGCTTGACGCGCGCACGGTCCATCGTCCCGGTGAGCTGCACAATCACGCCCCCGCCGCAGTCGATATCGAGCGGCGTGAACGGCGCTTCAACCGACTCGTATTGCATCTTGGGGGCGATCGTCGTGCAGTATTTCGTGTGCAGGGTCAACCCGATCCGCTCGGCCTGCCGCACGGTCAGCTCGTCCTGCGTGTAATCCACATCGTATTCCGGGTGTTTCAGCTTCGCGATCAGCACGTCGGCCGCGTCGAGCGGCTTGATAGCGTTGCCGTCGATCAGCGCTTGATCGAACACGGCAGTGCTCGCATGGATCGCAGTGCCGAGCGCGGCCCGCAGGCCGACCGCTTTCCGGTGCTGGTTCAGGACTTCGTATTCCCACTTGTAGGCGCAGTCAAAGAGCGCCCCCCAAGAGGAAGCACGAACCTTAGTTCGACTAATTACGGTCATGGCGAACTCGCTAGTGGTGAGGTTGGGAACTGTGCGGGGGTGTGTGGCTTAAGCCAGCTTGATATAGGCGAACTGTCGGCGCACCGACTTCGGAAGCACCGCAGTGCCGATCGGCACGCGCGGCGTGAGGCGCTTGCGCTGCTCGAACCACGATCGGCGCTGCGCGGGCGTGAGACGACGCAGATACGAACGGTGACGGAAAAGGGTTTCCATGATTTTAAATGCCGTTACATTCCGATTGAGGTAATGCAGCCCGATACAGCAATTAACGCCCGATCCCGTTCTCGCATATCCACTTGACGCGGTTGAAAACGAAGCTGATAACTAGGGCGTGTGGCAATCATAGGCCACAGTTTAAAAAACGCGAAATACTTTTTTCGAAAAGAGGCGCGCGATGAAGGTTGACAGGATCATTAAAGACATGGGCGGTCGGCGTTGCGTGAAGGGCCTCACCGGCATTTCCGAATCACTAATTTCACACTGGTATAAACGGCAATACATCCCCACGCACTGGATTAGATTCTTTATTGCTTTGAAACCGGAATTGGATTGGCCGGATTTGCTTAACGGGAATACATCGGAATACACGGATTTAATGAATCACGAACATGTGATCCGATCCCGATTAACCCAAATCAACCGATTGCGAAAACGCGTGAAGCAGTTGAAGCAGGAGCACGCGCAGCTTGTCGGCGACGATGAGCTGGTCTGATCGACATTCCGCAATCGAGGTTAACCATGAACAAAAGTGCTACGCGTTATCGCAAGGTGCGGGTCGCGATGTGGGGCGATCGGAAGTTCCGCGAGCTGTCGGTGATGGCCCCGAGCGGTCAAGCGCTTTGGGTCTATCTGCTGACCGGGCCGCACACGTCGCAGATTCCCGGCATTCAGTGCGTCAGCGTCACGCAGATGGCGGAACGGCTGCACTGGTCGCTCGACCAGACGCGCGCCTGCCTCGCCGAGATTGTCGATCTCGGCATGGCGCGGTTCGACGATGAGTCGGGCTTTCTGTACCTGCCGAAGGCGATCGAGTATGACCCGCCGCATAACCCGAACGTGGTCCGGAGCTGGGGTAGCACGTGGGCCGAGCTGACCGAGTGCGACCTCAAGCTGGCGGCATATGCGGCGCTGCGGGAATTCATCACCACGCGCGGCGAATCGTACCTTGTCGCGTTCGACGCAGCAATCGACAAGCCCGATAGTGCACCGCGCAAACGAAAGACTTCGGGGAATGGTTCCGGAAATGGTTCGCCGAATGCTTCGGGGAATGATTCCCGAAAGACTTCCACGAACGAACCCGAGTTCGAGGTGATGGGTGGTAGTGAAAACCCGAACGACCCTTGCCAGCAAAGGCCGGGAAAGGTGTCGGGGAATGATTCCCGGAATGATTCGGCAATACAGGAACAGGAACAGGAACAGGAACAGCTTAAAAGCAAAGTCAAAAGCAAAGACATGTCGAGTTCGCGCGCACCGCGCTCGGCGAGCGCTGCCGACGTGCTCAACGTGTTCGAGTTCTGGCAGCGCGTCATGTCGTCCCCGCGCTCGAAGCTCGACGACAAGCGCCGCGCGCTGATCGTTCGGGCCATCGGACTCGGCTACACGCCCGACGAGCTGAAGGAAGCGATTCGCGGCTGTAGCCGCTCGCCGTTCCACATGGGCGACAACGATCGACAGACTGCGTTCAACGGCCTCGACCTGATCCTGCGCAGCGCCGACAAAATCGACACGTTCCGACAGCTCGACGCGCACCCGCCCGTGGCGCAAGCAGCGCGCGCGAGCACGCCGCGCCTCACGGCGGACGAGCGGCGACGCGAAGAAAGCGACCGGAACATGCGCGACTTTCTCGGGGGTAGCAGGCCGAACGGCCGCGCGCTGCCGGACGACCCGTTCACGATCGACATGGATTCGCAATGATCGAGGCCGACCGTCAAGACTTCGTCGCGGCGCTGCGGAGCGTTTTCGAGACGTACAGCAAGCCGCTACCGACCAAGCCCGTAGCGGAGCTGTGGTGGCGCACGCTGCTGCCGTTCCCCCCCGACGTGATCGCCGATGCGTTCGAGCAGCATATCGGCGCGAGCGGGTACGCGCCCGTGCCATCGGACATTCGCGCGCTTTGCATCCAAGCGCGAAAGCATCAGGTTGACGAGCGCGCCGCGCGCCTCACGTACACGCCGGAACGGGATGCCGAGCTGGTCGAGCGCGGACTCGACACGCTGCGCGCGATCGTCGCGCCGTTGACGAACAAGCCCGGCGTGGAATGGGCGTTCAAGCTGCTCGACCGTGGCACGTCGGCGAGCGGTGCGCCCCTGAGCAACGAAATTGCCCGTGTGGCTGGTGACGCGGTTCTCAGCGGGGCTGGTCGAGCGTTGATCGACGGGATACGCGACGACGAGCTGCGGAGACGCTACAGGGCCATTTATCGAAACGCCCAGCGACAACGAACGGAGGGGGCATGAGCACGATCGACGAAGAGAAGCGCACGGGGTTCGCGGTCAGCTTCGTGATTCCGGGCGCACCTGTCCCGAAGGGACGAGCGCGCGTGACCCGGTTCGGCACGCATACGCCGAAGCGCACGCGCGCATACGAGCACGACGTGCGATTGCTGGCCCGCGCTGCCGTCGGCATGGCGTCTCCGTACGAGGGGGCGTTGCATCTCGACCTCATCGCGTATCTGCCGATCGCGAAGTCGTGGCCGAAATGGAAGCAGGCAGCGGCGCGCGCAGGCACATTGCAGCCGATCAGCAAACCAGACCTGGACAATATCGAGAAAGCCGTGACGGACGCATGCAACGGCGTGCTATACGCCGACGACGGACAGATCGTCTCTGCATGCAAGGCGAAGCGGTACAGCGATAACCCGCACCTGTGGGTGCGCATTGCGTCGATCGACGTTGAGGTGTGCGATGAGTGATTCCCTTTTCATGTCGATCCCGCGCGCGCTGCACTTCGCGTATCTCATGCAGGCGTTCGACGCGGTGCCCGAGTCGATTCTCGCGAACGTCTATCGACGTTTCATGATGGAGTCGGACGTGTGGGAACCGCGCAAGGCCAAGACAGTCGATTTCTCCGGGCTGTCACGTCACGAAGTTTTCGCCGAGTGCGCGGGCATCCGCGCTGCTGTCGTGCGTGAGTGTCCGTCGCTTGAGCGAACCGTGATTGAGTGTCGGTACGAGCTGACCGATTACGCGCAGCGTCAAGGCGGGCGCGTCGCGTTCTTCACGAAGCAACGCGCGCAAGCGTTCGAGACAGTCGCGCACTATGCGACTGTCGCGTGGCTGCCGAACGTACCCGAAGAGGTGATGAAGCTGCTGGTGGCGCATGCGTTCGTGAGCAAGCGCGAGACGCCGATCACGCTGCGCAGGCTGGCCGACGACTTCGGCCGATCTCACTCGCACTGGCACCGCGTATCGAACAAGCTGTCCGACGAGCTGGCGCTCGTCGAGTCTCGCGCGCTCGATGCAGTCACGCCGTATTTCACTCGTCGCTGTCACGGGGTGTCGGTTGCGTGAAGTCGTGCATGCTGCCTGCGATCCATGCGGTGAGGAAAAATTCGTATGGCACGGGCACCGCGATTCCGTACTTCGCGAAGTCAGTTTGTTCCCATCCCGCACGGTACGCGCAATAGTTGAGAAACAGATCAGTCGAGGTCATGGGGCGTCAGCGGCTTGAACATGCACAGATCAGCGGGCGCGCGCTCGGGCACGACGCGATAGCCGCGCCTGCCGAGCATGTCGTGCAGGATCGGATTGCAGATGTTCTCGACATACACGCCATCGAGTTCGAGCATACGTGCAGCCTCTTCGCACTCGATGAGCATTCGCGAGAACAGGCCCATGCGCCGATAGCTCTCATGCACCTCGACGTTTGCGATATCGAGCGTAGCGTGCAGACTGCCATCGACCACGCGGTTAGCGCGGCGCACGTACAGCGTGGCAATCATCGCGTCGAAAAAAACGCGATGCACTTCGGCTAGTTGATCAGCGATCCGCTTGGCGTACATCAATCGCCCCCGTGCATCGGTCGATCAGGCCGAGCAAATAGCCGACGTTAAATTGTAGCGTCGGCACGTCGTGAGCATCGCCGCCCTTGCCAGATTTCATCGCGCGCACGAATGCGTCCTCGCGCAGTACATAGCGGTCAGCCATGACGCGCGCAGCGAGTTCGGGCAGATCGTGCCAGCTATGCCCGGTTCCCGGTTTCGGATCGCCGCGCAGCGCGTTCGCGACGCCAGTTAGCAGCATCGCAAGGCGTTCGTTCAACGCATGCACTTCGCCAAGGTCACGCATAGCTTCGTCGCGCTGCGCCTGAAGTTTTGCAATCAATGCTTCGTTGTCGTCCGTCATAGCCACTTCCATTCATAGCCTTTGCGTAACAGCACGTCGAGCACGTGCCCCGGTGGCTTGCCGATCATCCATCGAAGAATCGGCGCTGCGTGCGTGCACCGCCATTCGTCGCTGTGCTTCTCCCACACGGCACCGGCGACGAAGTGCGGCGCGACGACACGCAGCAAGCGTTTCATTTCGGCCAAACGTCGAGCCGCACGCGGTAGCCGAACACGTTCAGCAGATCGATGGCAGTATCCAGCTTCATTTCTCGCCTGCCATATTCGAAATGCGAAATTTGCATCTGCGACAAACCCACAAAGGCTCCGATATCGGCTTGCGTGAAGCCTCGCGCTTCGCGCTGCTCACGCAGAAATACGCCGATGTGTTTAGGGTCGATCAGCACGCGCTCTGTCATCAGGCTCACCGTTCTCCTTTCGCATCGGCGTCAGCTCAAGGCGCAAGCGATAGCCGAGTACGTCGAGCAATTTGATCAGGTGTCCAAGCCGCAACGCCCTGTGCCCGTTCTCAAGCAGCGAGATTTCGGCGTGCGATTTGCGGCACCGGTCGCCAAGCTTCGTTTGCGACCAGCCCCGCAATTCCCGCGCCCTGCGAAGGAACGCGCCGATCTCGTCAGGCTCGATCAGCTCAGGGTGACTCATTCCAGCTCACCGTTCGCGTTGCGCTTGCGGCGCGGCTTGAACGGACGTTTGCGGCCTTCGAGTTCGAGCGTCGTGATTCCGTACTGCGCCATCTGCGCGCGTATCCCTTCGATCACTTCGGCTTTCTCGGCCGCGCGTATCTCGTCGATCCTCGCTTGGAGTTCTTCGTGTTGCTTCAACAGTGCCGACAGTTGCTGATCGCGTTTCGTTGCCATGCGTGCTTCTCCTCTCAGTGAGTCGTGGGGGGTGAATTCGTTTTGCAAGTGCGCTCCCATATCGCTTTCATCACTTGCAGGTCGGGGTCTTGGCTGAACACTTCGGCTTCATCGTCGTTCGGCATGCGCAATGCGCCGTCGTGCGTGAACACGGCGAACTGGCCGCAGCCGATGCAGATCGAAACATCGCCTTCTTCGGGGACGATGAACCGATTCGCTGCCGTGTATCCGAGATGGCCGGTCTTGTCGCGCGCACTCATGTGCTCTTCGTTCATCTTGCCGCAGTACGGGCAGAACGTTTTCAGCATCAGTGTTCACCTCGCGCTTTGATCGATTCATCGGCGGTGCGGATCAGGCGCTCGCGCATTTCCTCATGCGTCTCGCCGAACATCAGCACGAAGCGCTTGCCTTCAATGCCGAGCGTTTCGCCATCGATCAGCACCACGTTAGCGCCGCTCGCCTTGCGCACGTCGTCATGCGTGAGGCCGATGAATACAATGTCGCCCGCTGTCGTCGTGAGCATCAGTACCCCCCCACTTTCACAAAGTCGGCATCCGGGCACACGTACACGTCGCCGCGTATCGGCTGACCGGGTGAGTACCCGGCATGATGGTAGATACGCGTCGCGGTCGGATTCAGCGGCAGCTCTTTCGCGATGAACCTGTCATCGAAAATCATCACGTGCACGTCGTCGATCTTTCGCGAGTCAACCACGTCGGCACCGATCAGCTTTTCGATTTCCTCGATGGTCATCGGCGCGTCAAAGTCGAGCGTGGTGCCATTACTGCGGATCAGTCGGCGCATATGTCCTCCTGCGGGCCTGCGAGCTGCAATGCGAGCGCGGTGACGTTCAAGCGCACATACGCGATGTTCCGATAGTGCTGCATGCTGTTGATCGAGTCGTTATAGCTCCGTACAGATTGACCGCCGCGCAGCTCGCTAACCGTGGCATCCAGACCGGGCGACACGTCCCATGCGTGGCCGCAGTCGAATCCGAGCCACCACAAATCATCCGGCTCGCCCGGTTCGGGAACGTGGCAGATACCGCGCCCCGTGACCGGATCGTGATCAGGCGCGCAGTGATCAGCGTATGTGAGTCCGCCGTGACAGTCGGCGTCAACGTCGGTGAACTCGACTTCGTGATATCGATGACCGGGCGGCACGCCGACATAGCCGCACAAGTGACCGAGCGCTGCGCGGTGGATCAGACAGACCAGACCTGTCGTCTCGTCCGTCCATTGCACTTTGTCCGGCTCGTCGTCCCACTCGCCGCGCTCCCACTTCGAGCGGTCTATGAACGTCCACTGTTGTTCTTTCATCGCTTCGTCCTCTCGGTGAGTTTTGCCTCTCTCAAAAACTCTTCGGCGAAATACACAAGCACTAGCGCTGCCGTGCCTGCGGTCATGCGTGCTGATTCAACGTCACTCGAACCCATGCGCTCACACAGCACGCTCGCGCATCGATCGATGTTCTGGTCGATCACGTGCGCCGCGTGCGCGAGCATGTGGGCGTTCTCGATCGCCTCGATATGCGCTTGCTCTTGCTCGTTCTCTTCGGCGACTTGTTGCAGGAACCTCATTTTTTTCCTCGATCGATCGCGCGAATGATTTCATCGCGCAGCGCGGACGCCAGATCGTGCAGGTGGCTCACGCGCCGATACATGATCTCGACGTGGATACCGCGCCACGCGACGACGACCAAACAAATGATCATCACTGCGAGCCCAGCGCACTCGAACCAAAGCATCGCGTCGTATCCCTCGCGAGCGAACCCGTATGCGTTGCGCAGTTCGTGATAGATCACGATGCCATCGAACACGAACACGACCGCCGCCATCACCAACAGCACTACCGGGCGCGGCGGTTTCGGTGGAAGCGGCGGAATGTCAGTCATTGCAGTGGCGTCCTCGGCGGCAACAGGTTGAGCGTGGACATGAGCGGATCGCACGACGACAGCTCCATGTCACCGATCGTCGAGACACCATCGACGACCTCAACGGGCTTCACTGCGACCCATACGCCGTGATACGTCTCAAGCGAGACGAATGCGACCCGCTGCGCGTTCGGGCAGTCCTCGGGGCGCTTGTATTTCGCCGCCATCGCTTCGGCCTCTTCGCGAGTCTTTGCGTTCGCACCGATCAGCGTGCGGCTGATCATCACGAATTCGGCGTTGATCTTTCGCGCCGTCTCGGTGATTGCCGCACAGCCGAGTTCAAACGGCAGCTCGGTAATGCCGTAGACCGGCATCGCCCAGCCGTCGGTCAAGCTGCCGATCACGATGAACGGGTCCGATTTGCCGTGCGTGGCGACGGTCGCCTTAAGCGTGTCGATCATCGCGTCGACGTATGCGGTGTATCGATCGGGCACAGGAATGCCCGGTTCCACGGTTTGAATCATGGTGCCCTCTCGGAAACGATTAGCCGAATATCTCGCCGCGTGCGTAGCGTTCGAGCAGTCGCAACACGTAATTTAGATCGCGGTGTGTATGCAGCCACGCCGGGTTTCGATCAGTCGGTCGCGCGCTCGCTTGAGAACGGGCGATTTGATCGACACGTGGATCCTCAAGGATCGTGCGTGCGCACTCCTGCCACTGCGCCACATCAATGGGCGGTTGTCTGCGGCTCACCAATTGATCGTCTCCCGGTTCGGGTCGCCGTTCTCACGACGACGCCCGCTGCTCGGGTGACGATGCCAGCCGGTCGGCTCGCCTTCTCCGTCCCAGGCGTCGAGTGCTGCTTTCGCATCGGCGTAGGACTTGAAGCACCAGCGGTCGCCGTAGCCGAACGACGACATGTCGGCCAGCACGGCGTAGGTGAAAAGCAGTCGTGCGATCAGCGCATCACGGCCGTTCGGGAAAACCCGATAGTCCGTGTAGCCGTCCGCCGGAGTCCAGATCGCTTGGATATCCACGGGGGTCATTACATTGTCCTTTCTTCGTCTTGTGGGGGTGCAGCGTGCCGTTTTTTACCTGCCGATCTATTCGTCGGAGGATTATGGAAACTGTTAAACACGATTTTACATTCGTTTGAATTAATCACCACTGAGGATGAATCTTTTGCGGGTATTCCCTGAGTGCAAACGGTTGCATCGCCGATTGCGGTGTAAGTGGGTACTCACTTGCGGTCTTGAGACAAAGCCACTAGCATTCCGCCAAAGTGGAAAAATTGTCACCAATCGGATGAGAAACAGTCGTGATTCAAACCCCTACGGTTTGCAATCACGTGTTCGGTGTGGTCACAACGATCCGCAGTGCAAGCGAGACGAATGTGTGTGCAGATCGCTCGCCGATAGACAGAGCAACGAGCAAGGTTGAAGAGAGTAAAAACGGGTGTGTGTGAGAGTGCTTACACCGGTCTCGTTTCGGGCTTATCCCCCCGCCTGCTCTAGCTCGACCAGTTGCGGCAGGCTGCTCGACCAGTCGCCCGATGCTGTCGTGTAGTGGGGTGAGCGTGAGGGCGTCGAATCCCCCTCCGGCTCGCGTACAGCCTCACCAGCAGCCTGCCGCGCCCCAGTCGCTATGCTGATATCCCCAGCCCCCGCCATCGTCTCTACGGGGCTGTATTCCGGTCGTGTTCATTCGAGATGAACCGCTGCTGCTAGACGTGTGGCGGCTGTCAGCTCGATCCCGTGCACCCGAGCCGGCGTTTCCGGGGCAAGTAGCGCGTGAACGAATCCGACCCCCCCGGCACTGTCACTCGCTCTTTTCCACTCCAGCCTCACGACGTAGCTCGGGCCACCTGCGCCGATAGCGCGCGACGGTTTTCTGTAACTCGGAGCCTCTCATGCTCGCTGTCACGTATCGCTCGATCGACGAGCTGATCCCGTATGCCCGGAACAGCCGCACGCACTCGGACGCGCAGATCGCGCAGATTGCTGCGAGCCTGCGCGAGTTCGGCTGGACGAATCCGGTGTTGATCGATGACGAGTGCAACGTGATTGCCGGTCACGGTCGCCTGCTCGGCGCACGCAAGCTCGGGCAAACCGAAGTGCCGACGATCAGCCTGTCGCACCTGAGCGAGACGCAGCGCCGCGCGTATGTGATCGCCGACAACAAGCTTGCCGAGCTGGCCGGATGGGATACCGAACTTCTCGCGCTCGAACTCGGCGAGCTGAACGAAACATTCGACGTGTCGCTACTCGGCTTCGCCCCCGAAGAGGTTGCCGATTTGCTGGTCGGGCCGACGTTCGGCCCGGCCGACGCAGACAGCCAAGGCAAGCTTGACGAGAAAGCGAAGTGCACGTGTCCGAACTGCGGCCATGAATTCACGCGTTGAGCTGAAACTCGACTGGTGCACGCACGAAGCTGCAACGTATGCCGTGATGCACTGGCACTACTCGAAGCGCATGCCGATGCCGCCGCTGGTTCGAGTCGGGGTGTGGGAGTCCGGCAAGTTCATCGGGTGCGTGCTGTTCGGTCGGGGTGCTTCTCCGCATCTCGGCGCACCGTACGGCCTCACGCAGCTCGAATGCTGCGAGCTGGTACGCATCGCGTTGACGAAGCACGCCACGCCTGTTTCGAGAATCGTGAAACTCGCGATCAAGCTGCTGCGTGAGAACTCGCCCGGCCTGCGTCTGATCGTGTCGTTTGCCGATGCGAATCAGGGGCACCACGGCGGGATTTATCAAGCCGGGAACTGGCTGTATCTCGGCAAGAGCGCTGCGAGTGTCGAGTATTTCCACGAAGGACGGTGGAAGCATCAGCGCGAAGTGAGCGGCGGCGCTTTCGGCGGTGAGCGAAAGATCGCTGACGCGTCCGGCCTGCCGAAGCGCAGAACCGACGGCAAGCATCGATACGTCATGCCGCTCGATGAGCGTATGCGTGAGCGTCTCGCGCCGCATGCGCTGCCGTACCCGAAACCCCCTATGCGTGAGAAGCAAGCGATGACCGGTTCCACCGGTACAGCGGCGGTGTAACGCCGACCCTCACGCTCCATCTTTCAATGGTGTCGCCATGCCCGAGCAAGAGAAGCCGCGCACGCTTGCCGACTGCGAGCCTATTCCGCCTGATCGCAAATCGGCGTTCAAGCGCACGCACCCGCGCATCAAGCAAGGTCAGCTTGAGCCGTTCGAGCCGACACACGATCAGCGCATGACTGTGCGCGTCATGTCCGCGTGCGGCATGAAAGTCGAGGTGATCGTGCAGCATATCGTCAACCCGGATACCGGTTTGCCGGTCACGGTCAAGACGCTGCGCAAGTATTGCTCGAAAGAGCTGAAAGACGGCCGCGAAGTCGCTAACGCGATGGTCGCGCAGTCGCTGTTCAAGAAAGCAATCGGGAACTCGCCTCAGGCCGTGCAGGCGTGCATTTTCTGGTTGCGCTCGCAAGCAGGCTGGCTCGCCCCGGACTCGATCGAGATTTCCGGGAAAGACGGCAAGCCCTTGAGCGGCGGCGAACGTCAGAATCTCGTCGTGTATCTCCCCGACAACGGGCGCGATGCAGCGAACGCGCAAAGCGATGGCACGCAAGTCCTCAAGCGGCGTTCCTGAGAAGCGCCTCGGGCCGCAGGCCGGGCCGCAATCGATGTTCCTCGCGACGCCCGCGGATATCGCTATCTACGGCGGCGCTGCCGGTGGCGGCAAATCGTTCGGCCTGCTGCTCGACCCGCTGCGGCACGTGCTCAGTGTGCGCGGCTTCTTCGGCGTGTTCTTCCGACGCACGACCACGCAGATTCGCAACCCCGGCGGTCTGTGGGACGAGTCGCAGCAGATTTACATGCAGCTCGGCGCGAAAGCGCGCCAGCATGAGCTGGAATACACGTGGCCGAACGTCGGGTCTAAGCTGAAACTCGCGCACCTCGAACATGAGATGAGCGTGTACGAGTGGCAGGGTGCGCAAGTGCCGTTCATCGGGTTCGACGAACTGACGCACTTCTCGCGCAACCAGTTCTTTTACATGCTGTCGCGCAATCGCTCGACGTGCGGCGTGCGCCCCTACGTGCGCGCGACGACGAACCCGGACGCCGAGTCGTGGGTGTCCGAGCTGATCGAGTGGTGGATCGATCAAGAGACTGGCCTACCGATCGACGATCGTGCAGGCGTGCTGCGCTGGTTCGCGCGTCAGAACGACGTGATCGTGTGGGCGAACACCCGCGACGAGCTGATCGACCAGCTTGGCCCCGACTGTCTCCCGAAAACGCTCACCTTCATTCCCGCGCAGATTTACGACAATCCGATGCTGCTCGCGAGCGACCCCGGTTATCTCGCGAACTTGCAAGCGCTGCCGTATGTCGAGCGCATGCGCCTGCTCGGCGGGAACTGGAAAATCCGCCCCACTTCGGGCCTGTACTTTCAGCGTCAGTGGATCAACGTTATCGACGTTGCGCCGACGAATCTCGACGTGGTGCGCTACTGGGATTTGGCCGCGACCGACAAGACGCAAGACAACGACCCGGACTGGACGATCGGCGTCAAGCTCGGCAAGTATCGCGATCAAAATCGCTGGGTCGTGCTGCACGTGTGCCGCCTGCGCGGGTCGCCGCACAAAGTCGAGGAAGCGATTAAGAACGTCGCCGCGATCGACGGGCCGCGCTGCCGCATCGGTCTACCCCAAGACCCCGGCCAAGCAGGCAAGGCGCAAGCGATCGCGTTGATCGGTGCGCTGTCCGGCTACATCGCGACTGCGCGCGCCGAGCGCGGCGACAAAATCACGCGCTTCGGGCCGTTCAGTGCGCAAGCCGAAGCCGGGAACATCGATTACCTGCGCGGGCCGTGGCTCGATGAGCACCTGTCGCAGCTCGAAGGGTTTCCCGACTCGCCGCACGATGACGACGCCGACGCGTGCGGCGGTGCGCTCGGCATGTTCCTCGACAGCCGTACCGGGTTCCTCGACTACTTCGCTGGCGTCGTCAGTGAGAAGCGCCAGCGCGAAGAGGCGAAGCTTCGCAACGAAGGCAACGTAGTGCGGATTCGGTGAGGCTCGAATGAAGCGATTGATGAGTGGCACGACCGGGCGCGGTCGCGAGCTGTTTGAACTGCTCGCGCGTGAGTTTGCGCTACCCGAGTGCGTGCAAGAGTTCGAGGTGTCGTTTCACCTCGACGGCACAGTGATTTGCCGCTGCACGTGGCTTGCTGCTGAACTCGATGAGGACGAGAAAACGTCCGACTCGAAAGTCGGCTGTCGATGGGAGTGAACACCATGTCATTACTTGAACTGTTAATCACGCTGCTCGTTGTGCTGATCATTCTCGGGCTGGTGTGGCATGTCATTTCGCTGCTGCCGATGCAGCCGGAAGTCGGGCGCGTCGTGCAGATCGTGTTTATCGTGGTCTGTATTCTCGTGCTCGTCTATATGTTCTTGCCGATCGGCGGGCGCGGCGCGCTGCTCTGTCGATAGGGAGTCAAACTCATGAGCATCATCGTGAACTCCGAGTCTTATGCGCTCACTGCCGGTCATGACGTGATTGTCAGCGGCGCAGGTAATCCGCTGACCGTCCATATCCCGACCGGCACCACGGCAACGATCTACACGACTTGCTCGTCACGTGCGCAGATCGACGCAGGCACCGCAGACTGGATCGCATGGGGCAACGGCTCGAAGGCCGGCCCGTTCATGGACGTGCTGCTGTATCCGATCGGTGCTCTGAAAATCAGCTCGGCAGCAGGCGGCACCGTCAATATTGCGAGGACTCGGCTATGACTTCAAAGGTGTGGGCCTCCGAAAATAGCAGCGGCGGCGGCGGTGGTGGCGGCGGCGCAACCGACTTCACACAGCTTGCCGATGCACCGACGAGCTACACGGGAAAAAGCGGCCTCGTTACGCGCGTCAAGCGTGATGAGTCTGGACTCGAATTTGGCGTCGCTGGCGCGCGTACTGTGCGCTTTGTCGATAACGACAACGGCGACACGACAGGCGGCGTGCTCGTCGGTGCTGACCTGTCAGCAGAGCCGTATTTCGGGAATCTCGCTGTCGGTGACTCGATCTTTCTCGGTGGCGCATACACGGCGGCCGACGTTGGCATATGGGTGTGTACTGCGATCAATGACGGTGTTGCATCCGTTGCGCGGCGCAGTGATTCGCTGATCGGTTCGCTTTTCGTTACTGGCGAGCCGGTGTTTTCAGCCTATGACTGGGCAATCCATTACGTCAACGTATCAGACGGCTCGACGACGCTTGAAAACGGCAGGCTCGACGGCAGCACGATTTGGGTAGGTCTGACAGAACCTGTTACATCGATTGCCGTGACGAAGGCATTCGAGGGCTCAGGTATCAATTTTGGCGGCGCAGTTTTCGGCGCAACTGTATTGCAGTCGAGAGTCGTGCGGATTGATTCGAGCGCAAGCCCCTATAACACGAACTCGCAACTGGCCGGCGTTCTGCTGATCGACGCGAGCGCAGGCGATGTGGTTGTCACCATCGTCGGTGACCCGTTCTTTAGCGTTGCTAATCAGCAAGGCGCACCGATGACGCTCAAGCGCGTTGACAGCAGCAGCAACACGGTGACGATCAACACGCAAGGCGTGAATTTTCCGCTTGATGATGGCACTACTTCATTCACGCTCGCCGCGCTTGAGGTCAGGCGGCTGCTGTATGAACCGGGCAACCCGCACAGCACGTGGTGGACTGTCTAGGCGCTGCGCGAAAAAAAGCCCGCTTCGTGAGCGGGCTTGTTTGTGTGCGCTGTGCTGTCAGTCATGCAGTCCCCGATTGTCGAGCTGCGAGTTATAGATCACGGTGTGCAGCGTGTCGGACACTGCTGATATGACGCTGTGCGCGCCGTAGCTGATACCTACAGCAGCGATGACGACGACGAGCAGCTTAACCAGCAGTTTCATGTTCAGACTCCTGTTTTGATGAGGAACAGCTCAAAGAGCGCGGCTGACATAGTGCGCTCCCCGAGTTCCCATTTCTGCCACGTGCGCAGATTCACGCGCATGACTTCGGCCGCTTGCGCTTGCGTCATGCCGAGCTGCTCGCGCAGCGCGCGCAGCGTGTCGGCGTCCGGCGTCGTCACTGACGTTTCGACGAGCGCGAGAAACTCGCGCACGGCGCGCAGATCGTCCGCGCTCGGCTGTGCCGGGATACGTCCCGACTCACGATGCAGCTCGCGCGCGCAAGCGTCGCGACGCGCTGCCGTCTCGCTGCCGATGAACGGATCGCGATCGACGAACGCGCGTGCGTTCGCGAGCGTGCGATTCGGGTTCGATTGCTTCGTGAGCCATGCGCGGTAGTCGTGCAGCATCGCGCGGGCCACTTCGTGCAGTTCAGTCATGATCAGCTCCGGTTACTTGAAAGACTTTTGCGCCCAAACAAGCGCGATGACCCAGCCGATTGCTGTCCAGCCGAGGCAGAGGTTCAGCGTCGCGATAGCCCGGTAATCCGGGTGCTCGCGGCGATATGCAGTGATCGCCGGGGCGAAGTAGATTGCGAAAACGACAGCGATCGTGGCGAGTGCGCTAACGATGCCGTTGAGTGCGTCCATGTTCATTGTGTGTCTCCGTCGCGTATGTGTGGTCAAACGTGCTCGGCGTCGTCGAGCGCGGTGAGTGCGTCCTCGAAGTCGGACAGATCGCAGATCGTGTCCAGTTCGCCGATTGCTGTGTCGAGCTGATCAATCGCGGTCTGACTCGCTTGCCCGCGCTCCCCGTCTTGCAAGCTCTCAGGCATGTTGTCGAACGCGTCTTGTTCGTCGTCGCGAACCGATTGCAGCTCGTCGCGAATCGTCTCCGCTTCGCTCTTGATCGCGTTCAGTCGTTCGACAAGCGCAGTGAGTGCAGCGTACTGCGCGCGGATCGTCTTGCGTCGTGCATTGTTCATGGTGTCTCCGTAGCGTGTAGTGATCAGAAACCTTGCTTCGTCAGTTCTTCGGTCAGCACGCGCGAAGCGATCGCGCGCTGTTCTTCGTTCAGCGTCTTTCTGATCGCGTTGAACGCCTCGGCAGCAGCGAACGCCTTTGCCGCTTCGCTGCGCATGCCCCGCACTGCCTTCGTCTCGCCGGACTCAGCGCAGCGCGTGTAGATGTTCCCGACCTCGCCCCAAGTCGGGGTCATGTCGATGGCTTTACTCATGGTCATATCTCCGGTTCGTGCGCGCGGGTGCGCGCGAGTCACCATGATGCGCCCAATGGGCGTGTCCGCAGCATTGGTATTTACCCCTGCCCAATGGGCGTCATTTCTCAAACGAGGGCCGAATCATGCCTGACACGAAGGGCGCGAAAGTTACGCCGCTCGGCCCCGGTGTGGTCGGTCGCGCTGTGCAGGCGCTGCGCTACGTCGTGACGGGACGCGCACCGGTTGCGAACGCAACGACTCCGCAAGGTGCGACGACTGCGGGCACTGTGCACCCGGTCAAGACGACCATCACGGGTGTTGATCCGCAGAACTTCATGGGGCCGCTGAACCCCTTGCCGCCGGTCGCACAGGATGCAGTGTGGGGGCGTCGAACCGATTACCCGATCGGATACAACCAGCGCTTTACGCCGCGCAGCGATGAGCTGGTCGATTTCTCGACGCTGCGCATGCTCGCCGACACTTGGGATTTGCTGCGCGTCGTGATCGAGACGCGAAAGGATCAGCTCGACCAGCTCGACTGGAAAATCCGATACCGCGATCAGAACAAGCCGCAGGACAAGCGCTGCGAGCAGATCAGCGAATTTTTCCAGTACCCGGACAAGGTGAACACGTGGTCTGATTGGGTGCGCATGATCATCGAGGATTTGTTTGTGATCGATGCGCCGTGCTTGCTGCCGCGCCTCACGCGCGGCGGCGATCTATACGCGCTTGAGATTATGGACGGCGCGCTGATCAAGCCGCTATACGACGTGCAGGGGCGCATTCCGATGACGCCTGACCCGGCCTATCAGCAGATCATCAAGGGCCTGCCTGCGGCGGAATACACGTTCGACGAGCTGATCTATAAGCCGCGCAATCGCCGATCGTGGAAGGCATACGGGTATAGCCCCGTTGAGCAAATCATCGTCACGATCAACACCGGCATTCGGCGCAATCTCGCGACGTTGCAATACTACACAGAGGGTTCGCTACCGGACTCGATCATCGGCCTGCCCGACACGTGGAACTCCGAACAGATCAGGCAGTTTCAAGAGTATTGGGACGAGCTGCTGTCGGGCAACACGGCCGAGCGTCGCAAGACGCGTTTCATGCCGGGCGGCGGCAATTACGTGCAGACCCGTGAGCCGGGCCTGTCGGATGAGTTCGACGAGTGGCTGGCGCGCGTCGTGTGCTATGCGTTCAGCGTCGAGCCGACGCCGTTTATCAAACAGCAGAACCGCGCCACGGCGCAGACCGCGCGTGAGCAGTCGATCGCCGAAGGACAGGCCGCGCTCAAAAAGTGGTTGAAGCTGCTGATCGATAGCGTGATCACGCGATACCTGAAAGCGCCTGACCTTGAGTTTGTCTGGAACGATAACTATGCGGTCGATCCGTTGCAACAAGCGCAGATCGATCAAATCTACCTCATGAATCAAGTCATGGTGCCGAACGAGGTTCGCGAGAATCTCGGCATGGAACCCCTCGACTCCGAAGAAGCTGATCAGCCGTTACCGCGCCCGACCGGCTCGGAAGGACTCAAGCCCGATGAGGACGACGGCGGCGGACGCGCGCCCCGCAAGGGCGACGACAACGACAATGCGACTGAGAAAGTCGCGAAGGCGTCGCGGGGCGAAAAAAAAAAGGCAGCTTGATCCGGCTGGTTCAGCCCGACCCGGAACGCCGTGAAGTGCAGACGCAGCGCGCGCGCGTCAAGCGCACGATGCAGCGCTTTCTAACGGGCCTCGCGCACGATATCGCGCGGCAGGCCGGGCCGAAGCTTGACGGCCTGCGCGCGCACGTGAGCAAAGCCGCAGGCAACAAAGACGACGAGCAGCCCGACGAGATTCCGCTATTCGATGAGGCGAGCGCCGCAGCAGCGGCCGAATCGCTCGATGACAACCTCGACTGGTCGTCGTTTGAAACCCTCCCCGACGAGATTTTCGACCCGCTCGCACGCACGTACAAAGGCGCGCGCGCGGCGGCAGTGATTCAAGTCGGCGAGGTGCGTGAGGGTCTGTCGAGCGACGCTGCACGCGAGGCTGTGAATTTCGACGTGGTGAACGATGCCGCTGTCGAGTGGGCCGAGGGCCGCGCTGCTGAAATGATCGGCAAGAAACGCGTAGACGGCGAACTCGTCGATAACCCGGACGCGCGCTGGCGCATCGATGACACGACCCGCGAGGCGATCAAGTCGCTAACGCGCGACGCGCTCGAACAAGGCTGGTCGGCCGATCAGTTCACGAAGCAGATCATCGATGACTCGGCATTCGACTACAAGCGCGCCAACACGATCGCGCGCACCGAGACGCGACTCGCGAACTCGAACGGCACGATCGACGCGTGGCGTGAGGTTGGCCGCGTCGAGAAAAAAGGCTGGTCAACCGCAGAGGACGACAAGGTTGAGGAAGTCTGTCAGGCGAACGCCGAAGCTGGCGACATTCCCCTCGATGACGTGTTCCCGAGCGGTGACTCTGCGCCGCCCGCTCACCCCAACTGCCGCTGTGTGATTGTCGGCACAACCTATGCGAACGATGAGGACGAATCATGAGCATGAAAATTTTTGTGCCGCTGACCAAAGTGGACGTTGAGAAGCGCCTCGTTTACGGGACGCTCGCGGCCGAAGAACTCGACCGCTCCGGCGAGGTGCTGGACTACGCATCGAGCAAGCCGCACTTTCAAGCGTGGTCGGGCGATATCGCGAAGGCGACTGAGGGCAAGTCGGTCGGCAATCTGCGCGCGATGCACGGCAAAGTCGCCGCAGGCAAGTTCACCGATTTGCAGTTCGACGACGCAGCGCGCCGCATCGAGGCTGTCGCGAAAGTGGTCGACGACACCGAATGGAACAAGGTGCTCGAAGGCGTCTATACGGGCTTCTCGATCGGCGGCAAGTACGGCAAGACCTGGGACGACCAAGGGCACCGCCGCTATGAGGCGATCCCGGCTGAGGGGTCGCTCGTCGATTACCCGTGCATCCCGTCCGCTACGTTCAAGGTTGTGAAGGCAGACGGCAGCGAAGAAATGCGCAAGTTCACCGGCGCGACTGAATCGCTCGAAGCGATTGATCAGCTCGCCGAGCTGCTGAACAAAGGCACGATTGACCCGCGCGAAGTTCTCAAGCTGGCGCTGGCTGACCTGCAAAAGCGCGACTTCGCCGACACCGCGACGACCGAGACGACGACCGAGACGGAAGAGGTTGCAAGCGCAACCGACGTTGAGAAAGCGAACAAGGGGGACGGTGATGGCTCCGACGACGATAACGCCGACGATCAATCCGGTGGTGCTGACGGTAACGACGCCGACGCTAACGGAAGTGCCAAATCTGGCACTGCCGAAGAAGGCAAAGACGACCCGACCGGCGACGACGCCGAAGCCGCCGCAAAAGCTGCTGCCGCCGAAGCACTCGAAAAAGTCGGGGCGCGTAACAGCGCTGCCGACCTCGCGCATCTGCAAGCCGCCCATGATTCGCTTGTGAAGGCTGGCGCAATGTGCAAGGCAGACGCGCTCGACGGCGACGACGCCGACCAGATCGATGAGGACTTTGCGCTTGCTGCTGGCGTAGACGAGCTGTGCAAGGCTGCGGGCATCGAGCCGGTGTCGGGTGCGTCCGGGATGGAGAAGGCAGCGCAGCTCGTCGTCTCGCTCGCGAAAGCGCATGCACGCATCAAAGAACTTGAGGACATGCCTGCGCCGACGAAGGGCGTTCTCAAGACGATCGAAAAGGCTGCTGACATGACCGTGAACGGTGACGGTAAGTCGCAGCTTGACGAAGAACTCGAACGGGCATCGAAGGCGCAGATCGAAGGCGATCCGCTGCCGATGGTCAAGTTCATCCACAAATACGGTGCGCGGAGCGTTCGTCCGAACACGCCGAGCAAATGATCAACCACTAACACGCTGTTTTCTCAGGCCGCGCCGCGCCCCCCTAGGCGCGGCTTTTTTTTTTGTGAAACAAAATGGGTTC